TCACGTTTCATACCACGATGAACAATGTCCACCTCAAGTTTATGGCGTGGGAAATACTTCTCTATAAACCAAGAGGTAACATCCTGACAGACGTTTTTAGAATAACCGTATCCAGAAGTGAAGATGTAAGACATGTGCCCCAATGTAAGAACCAGATGAACGAAGAAATGAACAATAGTTTTTCCTTTGCAGTCATTGATTTGTGCAACTGTTCCTAATATACATGAAAAAGGAGGGCATTGCTACCCTCCTGTGACACTTATTGAACTGTCCACTCGGATCATGGATCGTATTGCTCGGATGTTACCTCTATGGCAGGATCATCGTAGAAGTATTCTTCATAATAAAAACCAGATTCATCATCTTCTTCTTTGACATCAATGCCTAGGATTCGGAAGAATTGGTCTTCATTCATTTCAGAAAATACTCACCCATGTTTTCTACATAGACCTCATTCACTTGCTCCTTGCCATCCATCTCTAGGATCTGTTTCCAGTCCCAGGAATTCGGAGCATCACATACTGTGCGGTCTACCATGACATCCAAAGTGACTCGATAACGAGTTAATTTAGATTTTTTTGATTTTTTTGATTTTGGGAGAGTGAGTTCCATGGGAGTGGCGGTGGTGGTGAGTTAATTTTAATCTAAACTACGCTCATTGTCAAGTAGTTTAAGTTGACGTTCCAACTCATATTTGATCGGGTTCAGGTGCATGAACATATACTGTTCGTAGGGGTTTCCCTTAATCAAACAGACAATGTTTTCAACCTGATACTTTGCCAGGATCAACTTTGTAATGTCATCCATTGTGTAAGAATGGTTCAAGACGAACAATGCCCTACAATATGTAGGGCATCATGATACATTTCTTAAGATTTAGAAACTATTCAGGAGTTGTTGTGTCTCAGGATCAAGATCTTCGATGATACCTGTGGGGTTCCAATCGTTCTCGGTAGACTCCAAGAACGCCTCCCAATCATCAGTCTCAAGTTCACGGATGTCAAAAACGTCAGATGAAATGTGGTACATGATCAAAGAGATGCAAAAGTTTGAAGGGATTTAGCAAGTTTTTTGAAGTCTTTGCTAGTAGACTTGTTGCCTGCCATCTTATAGTAATCAGAGGCAGACTTCATACCGACAATAAGATTGCAGAACTGTGACCAAGAGATGGTCACTTCTTGTTTTGTTGTGTTGTCAGTGATAGTGAAACTATCATTCATGTTAGAAACTCACATGCATAATGTTCTGGGGTCATCCCCAGTTCTTGAGAGTTGGTCAGGATAAGATCCATCAAACTCTCAAGTTCTAAGGACAAGAGATCATCATGATAGTAGTCGGGGATGCCGACTTCGACTTCGACTTGGGGTGTCATGAGACCTCTGTAGCACTGGTGACATTATACTAGATATGTCATCAACATGCAAGGTGCCCATCGGGTATCCGAACCAGTTCAGGTGCTTTTTCATCATCAAACTGGTGCATGTCCCAGCACTTCCACTCACCATCGCGGAAGATGTAGGAGTATTCTTCACCAGCAGCGAAGAACTGTGCCTGGTTCATATGCAGTGTGGGTGGAGTATCATCACCACGGTCGCTATAGTATTCAGGACCGTAAGTGTCAGTCTCCTCAGACTTACCATCCTTTGTCCAACGCTGCTTAGACCAAGCACAGGACATGTCACCACCATCGATCAGGGACGCTACTTGCGCCTTTGTACGGTAGTGTGTCGCAAGTACCCGACCCAACCACTCAGGATAACCATCCCAATGATGATAAGCAGAAAGAATAGACCCGTCATTGAGTTCGATGCCGATGCGTGAACGTGTTGCCATGTGTGTGAGTTGTTTGACTCTTTTAATATACACAAGAAAGGGGAGCGTTGGTGCTCCCCTGTGCCAGTTATCTAACTGTCCTAGGTTGTGAACTGCTCTACGATGCAGGACTCAGAATTTTCTGCAAGTGGATATGCTGGTGCCTTCTGAATGTTTTCACGGAGACGACCATAATAGTCATCGTTCGCTCCTTCATCTTCAGCAGTGATTAGGTCAAAACATTCTTCATCGTTTTCTGCAACAACAACCCACACTCCACCATATTCAGAGCGAGGAAAGGGAATGAAGTGATCAACGGTGTAAAAATACTTGGTCATCAGTCAGTGTGTGTTATGGTGAGATTATAGCACAGTTTCATTGAGGATCAAGGTATCGACCCTCTTGACTTTTGTACTCATCAATGTTAATGTTCCTGCGATTCTTCACATACTCCAGTTCATGCCACTGAAATGATGGACAACATATGAGAATGTGAATTTTTTTATGTTTTTCAATTTTTGTGTATTCACAATGTGGTTTGTCCTTGACACCAACTTCAATGCTGATGGTTTCATCACATTTGAAATACACCCATCCCTCATCAACACTGCCGGTTGATCTTACCCAACGAACATAATCGTCAACTTGAGGAGTATAAGGCATATTCAAGAGGATTGAGGTTGAGTTGCATTGCAGTGTAAGGAGTTGTATCCTTCACATCAACTACTGCGCCAACACGCTTTGAGTTGATGGGGGAGTGATACTGTTGCTTTTTGGTGTTGTAGAAACCCCAGATACAACGAGACGGACTGTGGTTATTGTAAGTAAACCCACTGCGATATACAGACCACACTGATACAACGTTAGTTTTGTATGGAACGATTTCGTAGTGGTAACCTTTTGGCGCAGTGTGTGGAAAATCGTGCGGTAGTTCATTCATCATACTGTAAACGAAGATGGTTAGGATTAAATCCTTTTGCCATCAGTTCAGACAATCGAACTGATGCTTGATCTTTAGTCAGTTTGACACAGTTGGGTTCTTCAATTTCAACCCAACCAGTGGTGTCTTGCTCTTGAATTTTATAAAGTTTGTCCATGCTATGCTACCAGATAATCTTTTTCGTATTTGAGAAGATGTTCTGGAAAGTACAGATCATCCTCTGACGCTTTATCTAGCATCACACCACGCCAAGATCTCACTTTAGTTGGACGTGACAACAAATTGATGCCAAGATGCTGATACTTCTGATCAGTGGGAACATACACTTTGTAGTCATCACCATCATTGTTGGTAAGATGACTCAACCGAATGTTCTCTTCAGCAGTGACAATGATTGTTCCACATGACTTGTAGAAAATATCACGGAACACACCGAAGTCACTGAGATACATGTCAGGATGATCCAGGATCATGCGACCAACAAACTGTGGTGACAGATAGTGATCATGCACAGTCTTTCGACCAACCTGCTTATTGCTGAAAGCAGTCTCACTAATCAAACGTGTATGATTGGGATTGCCGCAGTCAAACACACCCATGTAATAGATGCGAGTGAGAGGGCGGAAGAACTCAGGTTTGCCCCAGTTGTGAACATTTGCTCTGAGGGAATTGTATGTGGTTTCACAATACTCTTCCCAACGATTGATGCGGCGTTTCATTGTTTTGAATTTGGAAAAACAGCGGTGACTCCCATGATGCGAGCGTTTGGATGTTGAGCAAGTGCTACTTGCTTCGCCTCATCATAGTCTTTAGCGAGGCATTTCACACTGAATACCTTGCCACTGACATAACACTTAACATCGCAGTTCATGAACTTGCTCCGAATACTTACAGTATATTATAGCATAGTTTCTCATCGGCGCACTTCAGAGATGGCAGGTTGCCCCTCATTGAACACCGTGTTGACTACACTTTGTACGCTTCTAGCAGTGCCGATACCAACTTTGTCGAAGACTGGCACACATACCAGTCCAAACGTCTTCTCAGCGCCACCCAGGCGGATCACACGACCGATTGATTGACTGATACCGATATAGTCCATGTTACGCATGAACAACACCGCTTCAAGTCCCTTCACATTGATGCCTTCAGATAGGATAGAATGGTGCATCACAACAAATCGTGTCTCATCCTCACCCCACTTGTTGAGAGTGTGGAAGAACTCCTCACGAGATACTTTCTTGCCATTGATGATAGCACCAGTCTTGCTGGTGATGAACATCCAGTTGTATCCACGTTCCTGTAGTTGATTGCAGAAGTCAGATTCTTTCACCAACTTGACAATCTGCTTGGTTGAACGTGCAGCAATCAGGATCTTGTTCAGTGAGTTGTCATCAATGGTATCAATCAGATTCTTACAATCAGACTGACGTTGATCACCAGTAGGCAACTCCTTGACAACAACTTTGGGAGGCAGGATATAACCTTCCTCGACAAGATGAGGTGCAGGGACATTACAAATGACCTGACCATACACCTCTGTGTCATTCATGCCAGGTTTGAAGACGGTAAGAGAGTGTTTAGGAGTAGCAGTGAAAAAATAGCAGCGGTCAGCGTCAGCAGAAAAATGTTCAGTGGCAGGGAAGAAATTACGCTGGACAGAATTGTGCGCTTCATCAAAATAAAT